TATATATTATAAGCGAGCGAGCAATAAAGCGAAGCTCGCTCTATATAATATTTTATATTACATATATAGAAAACCTGTTCAAATCGGGAAACCGAACAGGTTTCCGTAATATATTTTATTTTAGGGGGTATAATGTCTGATTTGTATATATATTGGGGGGGATATATAACAGAAATTTATTGGGTGAGACATAATATTATACTGACCGCAAAATTAAACAATGTGCCCTCAAAGATTCCTGAGAGATTCCTGAGAGTATCCTGAGTGTTGCCTGAGTATGGGGCTACCGCCCCTATACCTATACCCTCTACCTATACTAGAGAGTTATAGTTTAATTAAATATGAGAATATGCTGAGGATTTTCTGAGTGTGCGACTATCTCCCCGACCCTATCTCCCCCTTGTGGCGTAGGTCATAGAACAAGTGTTCTAGTGTGAATTGGCTCACACTTTCCAATTCTCAGCGTGTCGCTATTGACTTATTCTCAATATCCTATCTATCCCGTTATGCCCGATTCTCCCTAGTTCTAGGCGTAGTGTCTAAAGTGTGGCGCACATCACACTTTCCACGCTCAACACTTATGAGCTTTGCCTTGCGTATAGTTGCGCTTTGCCCTTGCTCATGGTTCAATTCTCCTATCGCTTGGAATTAGCCCCTAGCGAGAGTCTGAAAGTGGCTAGATAACTAGCCCGATTAGGTGCTCTCTCTCACTAGGCAGACTTTCAGCGAAGTCGCTTTAAGGGTTAGACCTAATCGGTCTGAGGGTTATCTCTCTAACTTCTCCCGCTTTCGTGGGGGTCGGTCTAATGGATATAAGTCACGCCTAGTCGCATTTCATTACCGCCTAGAAGGTAGAGCGCGAGACCGCCCCATGTAGGAGCGGGTTAGTTCTCTACTCAATAGGCGCGGGTAGGTGGGTGTTAAAGCCCACCTATCCACTAGGGCAACTCAGCCCTAACCCGACTAGAGAGGATAGAGTCATGGCTCAAAGAGTCGTGAGAGTATCGCCAGCATGGAGAAGGCAGACACCTAAAGTGTCTTTCCCCGTGACGATAATCAAGCCCAATGGTGAGCGTTTTGTCGTAGCCCCTAGCAAGGCTAAGAGTAAGCGCAAGCGTAAGGCTAGAGTAAGTGGCAAAGTAGTAAAGCCACGCAAAGTATCAGAGCAAGACACGCGAGCGATAGAGTTGGCAGAACGCCAACGCCAATTCGTAGAATCGCAACGCGCCTTAGAACGCGAGATGATAGGCTCATATAATTAGAGGGTAGTCGCGCACACCTAACGGGTGCGAGGGTTCATGACCCTAGCGCGACACGCGATAGCACAAGGCTACGCACTAGGTAAGAATAGGATAAACTTATGGACGATTACTTAGAGATAAGCGTGAGCGATTGGGGAATAACCTTCTCAAGCGCACCGCTATATTTCAACCTTCAATGGTGGTTAGTAATTGCTACAATAGGTGTTATGATAGCCCGCAAGGTTATCAAGCACAAGAGAGGATAAGTAGATGGCAATTCTAAGAGATACTGCCACCTTCACAGTTAAGTCGCTAGGGCTTTATCAAGCCACGCCGACAACTGATAAGGATTGGGAGATTATCAGCAAGATAATCGCTGAGAAGTTATCGGGCGATAATGAGTGAGAGCGATTACATATTAGTCCTTGCTCCTAATGAGTTAGACACTATCCGCACCGCGCTACGCGCTGAGAGCGATAGATGTAAGCGACAAGGTTTTGAGGGGTTAAAGACCCACACCGATAATCTTAGAGATAAGATTAGCAACATGATGATTGAACACACCTACACTAGACTTGAAAACAAGTCTAAGGTATGATAAGATAAGGCAACGATAACACCTAAGGGGGTGAGATAATGCCAGATGATAATGATGATGAACTAATCAGTTGTACTGAGTGTAGTAGTGAGATAAGTCAAGATGATTCTTTCACCGCGAATAATGGTGAGATAATTTGTAGTGATTGCGTTCAAGTATGCCAATACTGTGAAAGCATATACACTTCTAATGATGATTGGTATAATGTAGGTAATGAATCTTGGTGCGAGAGTTGCTGGGATAGCCACTCTTTCACCTGTAATCGTTGCGATTTTTGTACCAACTCTAACCGAGATGGTGGCACAAGTGTAGGTAATGAGTATTGGTGCGAGGATTGCGTAAGCGATAACGCCACCTATTGTGATGAGTGTGATGAATACTATCCTGAGCATGATACATGTTCATGTAGTCAAAGTGCTAGTGGCACAATTCATCAATACTCTTACAAGCCTAACCCTGTCTTTCATGGTGGCAACGATAAGAATCTCTACATGGGCTTTGAGTTGGAGATGTCTTTCGGTGATGACCCTGATAGAGATGATTACAATACCGCCATATCTGATGTGATAGAACTAGAGCAAGCAGATGTCTGCTATCTCAAGCAAGATGGCTCTATCGCTGGTTGGGGGTATGAGTTAGTCACGCACCCACACACGCTTACTGCGTATGAGCAAGCCACGGAACTTTGGAATTACATAGAAGGGTGTCGCACTAGGGGTGCGAGAAGTTGGGACACCGATACTTGTGGGCTTCATGTCCATGTGTCGCGCACCGCTTTTAAGTCGGGCGCACACACGCACCGCTTCTTATCCTTAATCTATCGCAACCCACGCGAGATGATGAAGTTAGCTGGGCGCAAGAACTCGCGCTTCGCTCGCTTTGATGATGTCTATACGCCTGATGAGTGGGGTATCCCACAATTCAACTTGCGAGATAAAGTTCATTATGCTGGTAGAACCGAGCGATATAGTGCGGTGAATACCAACAATGACTACACACTAGAGTTGCGCTTCTTTCGTGGCAACATGAAGCGCGAGGGTATAATGAGTGCCCTTGAGTTGTGCCACGCTTCGGTAGAATATACTCGCAATCTGAGTGTGCCTGATGTAAAGTTGGGCATGCTCAAGTGGGAGTGGTTCGCCGATTGGATAGCCACTAACAATGGCTTATACCCTAACCTATACCAGCGCATGTCCAAAGTGCCTAGTATATCCTTATCAACTCCAACACTAATCAATGCCTGAGGGGGTGTTATATGTGTCTATTAGTAGTATGTAAGCCTAACGCTATACCAAAGCGTGAGGAACTTACAGAGGGAGCATGTGCTAATCCACATGGCTTCGGCTTTGCTATCGTAGCAGATGGTAAAGTTATCCGCTATCGCACAATGAGTGCCAAGAAGGCGGTGTCTAAGTTCTTAGAACTACGCGAGCAGTATCCTAGTGGCTATGCTATATGGCATGCTAGATACGCTACGCATGGTGTAAAGAACGAGGATAACTGCCACCCATATCAAGTCGGTGATGATACCAATACTTTTCTAGCGCACAATGGTGTGCTAGATACCTTCATCAGCAAGGGCGATAAGCGTAGTGATACGCGTGTCTTTGCTGAGGATACGCTACCTAAACTCGGTGGTGTGCTCGCCCTTGAGGACGAGAACATCTATCGTATGATTGAGGGGTGGGCTAGCGGTAGCAAGATAGCCGTGCTCACCACCAATCCACAAGCCCAATACCAACTCTATCTAATCAACGAAAGACTTGGAACTTGGGACGACAATGGTGTATGGTGGAGTAATTCGAGTTATAAGCGGGCAGTAGCCACGCCACGCTCGTATTACAATCCATCACCTAATCCTATCGCTGATACAAGTGCTTTCGCAGAGGCTAACTTTGCTGACGAGCAATCTTACTACGCAGAACTTCAAGCGCAGTTAGATAGCTACGCCATCATAGATGAGTGTCCCACATGTGAAGCCTTGATTGACATAGAAGTGTCCGTAGATTTCTGCCAATACTGCGAGGCATGCGTGTCATGTGGAGCACATCACCTAGATTGTATGTGCTACACACCCCAATCCACCAAGTCAAAGACAAGAGAACTTGACTTTGACAATCAATGGGTGAGGGTGTATAATAAAGACCAACAAGCACTACCTTACTAACCAACTAACAGAAAGATAAACTGCCATGACGAACGACACACTAATCGTTGGCTTAGCCGACGAACTGCGTGACATCGCTTCTCTACTTGAGACAGCGGTGATTGATACACAAGATAGTATCCTTCCACTAGGAACTATTGTCAAAGCACTACCTAATCAGACCCGCTTCAAACCCAAGTCATTATGGGTGTCATTGGGAGATGGCACTTACAAGCACTTGACAGGTAAGAAGGGCTTGATTGCCAAGCACGAACGCCTTGATGGATATGTAGATGTCATCTTCGACTCCTTCTAACGATAGAGTTGCCGTAGCCACGCCACTAGCAGGTATGCTGGTGGCTGGCTATGTAGTCCTAGTATTTCCAGAGGACACCGCTACGAACTCGCTATTCTATGGCATGTTCGACACCTTAGACAAGGCTCAAGAGTGGGCTGAGTTGCTGAGTGGTATCGTCACGATACACCCTGTATATCAAACAACCCACAATAGGGGGTAATATGAAGGGCTCTTGCTCCACGCACCCGAAGCCTGACCTATGGTTTCCTGAGCAACCTAAGGGCAGACCCACTATGGCTAAGCGTAAAAGACTTGCCGATAGTGCTATGCTTGCTATTGGTATCTGCCAAGATTGCCCCATCAAATCAGAGTGCTTAGCCGAAGGCATGAAGCCTGAGAATATAGAGTATGGTATATGGGGTGGCATGCTAGCAGGTGAGAGAATACTCATGGCTGGCATACCAACTAACCGAACTATCCGAAGCGACGCTATCACCTTCGCAGAAGGAGTAAGAGTATGGCAAGGCATATCGCTCACTACATAGGAGCACTAATCTTTACTATCATATTCACCATTGTGATAGTAGAACCACTAAGCACACCGCACAAGTATTCTAAGAAGGATACTTGGACAGTAGAGGATAGTAAAGGCTACGCCTACAACAGGCTATCCGAGTGGCGTGATAAACAGATGTCTTGCCTTAGTAAACTGTGGGGTAAGGAATCAGCATGGAAACCCAACGCATACAACAAAGTAAAAGTTATGGGTAAGAATGCTGGCGGTATCCCACAGATACTAGGGCTAGACCCAGCAACACCCCCCACCAAACAGATTGACAGGGGGCTTGAGTATGTATATTATAGATACGATACTCCCTGTCAAGCTTGGGCTCACTTCAAAAAGAAAGGGTGGTACTAATGCCATTGTTAAAAAATGATTATGTTGTTCTTTGCGACTCTTGCTATAAACCTATCGAAGGTAAGTCGGTGATGGTAAATGGAAAGAATCCTATGGACACTTGGATATATCACGAATCCCCAACAGACTGCGCCAACGCAGTTGAACCAACTGAAATCAGGAGGAGGTTAGGGTGGAGGAATCTTGGAAAGAACCAAAACACATAACAGAATTGAAGCCTGACTACAAGAGCGCGATGGATATTCGTGGGACACCGACAACAGTATGTCCTTGTGGTAGTCAGATATGGAATCTCAAAACCATATTCGATTCTGATAATGGCACTATCGAAATGTATTTCACAGACATGGAGTGTGCCGAGTGTGGTACGCTAGCTACTGCGCCTACCCCTGAGGGTAGCACGCTGGAGGATTACTAACATGCCGACATATGAATATAGATGTGGTAAGTGTGACTCACTTACTATACTTTCCCGCAGCGTAGATACGCGTGATGAACCAGTCACCTGTGTCTGTGGCTTTGAGTCAACAAGAATATACAACGCAGTCGGTATTCAATTCAAGGGTACTGGCTTCTACAAGACTGGAGGATAAATGATAACTTACAACTTGAATACAGTAGATGTGAGCAATCTAATCAAGGCACATCTCTGTGATGATTTAGTCATAACTAATATATTCGATTACGCAATCATCAGTAGCGTATCAGATAAACTGTATGGTATGGTGCGAGCCTATCCAGAAGGTAAGATTGTGATAACTAAAGATGATGCCGATAAGATTCTAACCCAAGCAAAGGACTTAGAATCTACACCGCTATTCATATCGGTCACATCTGATGGTGTGTTCCAGTATGACCTATCTCTATCAAAGCTAAAGTTCGAGAACTATGTAGACCATAGTGCTGGCATTGATACAGATGTAGCCGAGTTAGATATATCTAATGGCACACAGATACTTGAATGGTATCCTGAGTTCGCAAGCGAGGACGATTATGTTGACGCCTTGATGAGCAACGGCGATTCTATTGGCTTTGATGAGAGCGAGTCTTGGTGAAGTATTGGACTTCGATGTTATTCCTCTCCACCTGTGCTTTCTTCGGTGGTGCTGACATCAATTCCATAATCACTACTGTTGCTCTCATCACCTTCGTTGCTATCTGGTTTATCTAAGTCCTCGTCATAGTAAGGCTTATATCCACCAAGTTTATTGACGAGTCTTTTTATCGCACGCTTGTGGCGCATTCTCGCTGCGTCCTCCGTGCCTAGAGATAGATAGTTGGCTATCTCCTTGAAGTCTAGCGACTCAGCATGGCGGAAGAATAATAACTTCCTATCCTCTTTGGAAAGCTTCCAATATGCTGAGTCAACTTCAAGTAACATAACCTGTATGTTACCACCCTCAGCAGGAGCAGAAGGTCTGCCACCCCCACTAAGATTTAACTTCGGTGCGATATGAAAGTTACCCATCAACACAGCAGGTAACAGCACCTCAACTAACCCTGGTTCATAATAATATAAATCAGATACATCATAGCCAACTGTCTTGGCTTTCCATCTCTGACAGTAATCCAACGCTTCGTTTCTTAGACTACGATAGATAAGGTTCTTAGCATCCTTCTCACCTATCGCTTCCCAAGTATCTAGTTTATTAGGGTGCTCAGCAAACCACTGGTATAGTGCTTGCTTGATATCCTCATACTCACAGATAGTAAACTTCTTGGCGTATTCACTAGCAACTGCTGTGACTACATACTCCCAGCGTTCGATTCTTTTCCAGTCCATTATTCTTTCTCATTCTTATACTTGCGTGTCATTGTAAGTAAGTCTTCAACTGTAATAAGATAACCCTTAGACTTATTAGGTGGCACCTCGCAGGATATTTCCCTGCCCAATTCTAACACACCCTTCTTAAGTATATGTGTTGGCACGATTACTGTTGACTGCTCTAGCACGAACGCCCAATACGCAGCCTCGGTTACTGATAAACCTGATGGCTCCCACGCCTTAGACTTATTGAACCAACACTCAACTTCAATGTATAAGTTGTTAGTAATCCACCACTTCCTGTCGCGCTTGACTTCTACTGTGCGCCCACCAGTAAGTAACTCCTCGACCAATTGCTCACCCTTACGACCATACCCAAAGTCTAAATCGAACGAAGAGTTCTTTACCATTTACTTATCCCACTTATCTCTGAGTACTAGCAAGGCTATGATGGCGTAGTTAGCTAAGTCCTTGAACGAATCCTCAAGGGATTCATACTCAGCCTTCCGTTGGAAATCTATTAAGTTATTAATACGAGCAGTCTTATCGTGGATACGAACACGAAGCCCATTGAGGGCACCGCCAGGGGCATCAGCAATATTCTTAGCCCCATAATCCCTGTGCTTCTTAAGCAGGACAGACATCAACTCATCATATACAATCCTTACATCCTCTTCGAACTGGGTTGGGTATTGTACACGCTCTTCTTTGCTAATAGTGGGACGCTTAGGGTCACTATCAGGATATCCTTTTCTTGATTTGTCCCAGTTATCTGGTAACCCATGCCAGCTAGGTGTTCTATAATCTGCCATATCTCTTCACTCTCTATTCTTGAATAGTTGCTTGAGTTCTCCATCGAAGTCTTCCATCACGCTTTCTACTATAATATCCTCAACAGTTTCACCAATCATTTCAGGGTAAACTTCTGCTGTGAATAAAGTTAAGTAAGATGATTGTGTTATCTCACCGATATACTTTGCATCATCTCTGTTATCATATAGCCCGCGTAATAAACTACCAAGCAGTAGACGAAACCCACCTGGCAATATCATTGAAGGGTTGAACTCTTCTCCATCATCAAGCATGTGTTCAACCACAGCAAATGCATCACTTAATATTTCTCCACACTCAGGACATCTATAATTTTTACCATCAAAGAACTCAGGCATTAGCTAGTCCTGCTCTCTTAAGTATTGCTTGCGCCCCGTTGCTAGTATAGAATGAGTTAGGGTCTTCGCCGTCGGGGAACTGGACGATAGTAACAGGGAGTTCTCTTGCAAGTGAGTTGGCAAACTCCTTGCCTGGCTGGTCTCCGTCCGCAAAGACAAAGACTCTTTCGAAATCGGCGAGGAGTCTCGTGTAATGTTTCTTCCAACTATTAGCCCCTGGCACACCAATACAAGGAATACCGACACAGGAAGACATAGTAATAGTATCCAACTCACCTTCACAAATACCAATGTAATCACCAGCCCGCTCAATATCAAGAACATTATACATTTTAGTATCAGCGCCAGTGAGTCCCATGTACTTAGGCTCCACTGCAGGATTGAGCGAACGAAACCGTAAATCCACAACACCAGTCTTAGTAACATATGGTATACTTAACCTTCCTTGGTACATTTCATGGCCTATCTCAGCCTCTACGACTACGCCTAATCGCGCCAGCCGTGCTACTTCTATCGGAATGCCCCTGCTTTTTAGGTAGCCTTCTGCCTGATAAATGTTTGCCGCGTACTTCTCCGCTGCTCGTTCCAATAATTCTCTCTGCGAATTCTTTTGCATCTCTTATACTAATTCCTTCTCTTTGTGATATGATTTGCAAACTGTTTCCCTGAACCCCGCATGCAAAGCAGATGAACACATTGGTGTCCAAGTTGGCTGTGCCCGATTGATGTGTATCTCCGTGGAATGGGCATCGCAGATTTGTTTGCCCGTGGTTGCGTCGTATGTCCGCACCGTAGTGGATAAGGACATCTCTAATACTTGGTAAGTCATTCATATCTCTCTCTCATCCACTGCTCTAAGTCCTGTATAACCCACGCATTCTTAACGCTATGATTACGACGCTTCACTATGACGAAGGCTGGAGGTATGTCCGCCAACCCTCGAGCCTTCGCATAGTTCTTTGCCTCAACCTGCGCCTCGTCCCAGAAGGCAGGTAAGTCTAGCTTCTTACGATTCTTTAACTCAAGTATATAAGTCTTACCACGCATGAATACATACAAGTCCCCTTCGTCCTTAGCACCAGCCTTAGTTAATCGTTCTGCTACTGCCTCGTTATCACGAAGCCATCGCATTACATCAGTCTCAAACTGTGCACCTTTACGTCCGTTGGGGTTAGCCATTAATAACCTCCGTAGTTAAGGATAGAGATAGCGTATCCATTGAGCGAAGACATTGTTGCGGTACATACCAGGTTGTCTGATTAAACTTCCATAGGTCACGCTTACATTCTTTGCCATACATCCAACCCACTGCTGTGTACTCAGGTCCCTTCCAATCAGGAGCAACCCGTCTAGTCTTATGTACTAAACCATTAGTTATTAAGACATAAACTAATTCATCATCATCTCTGGATGTATACCTCATACCGTTATCAGGGTTTAAAGAATATCTAATTTCTCCAAACCCTGGAATATCTAATTCAGTTTTCCATTTATTGTAGTGAGGCAGAAAGTTATAGTCACCAATCATACGAGCAAATGCCAACTCAGCCCCAGCACAGACAGCGTGTTGCCACATCTCCCATACATCACCCTCTGAATAGTTTACATTCTTGGTCGGGTCACCTAGGTAAGGCTTCTGTCTTTGGTATCCAACTTCAAGGACATACGCTTCTTCGTGCGGAGTAAGTGAATAAGCATATTCCATTAGTATGCGCTCTTATCTTTCTCTAGTATTCTCGTTGCCCAGTCAAGTCCGTCGCATACGCCCTGCGTATAATCGTCCCTAACCTGCGGTTTGGCATCATTAATCTTCTGTATGCAGATGGCAACATGTCTGTGATATTCAGTCTGTGCCATTTCTTTTGCATGTATCTCCAAGTAATCATCATCCATTGTAACTCCTAACCATTCTCTGGTATATCTTCAACGAACATATACTCAGGATTAAAAGCAATCCAAGTCATCAGTCCACCACCCGCGTCGGCTTTGCCATAACGGTTCTTGACAGGGGCCACGCCCATTGATGTGCCCACAACACCAAGCGTGCAAATGAGTGCGGGGAGCTGAGCCACCTTTCCCTGAATCGCGGAACGAGGCTGGCAAGGAGAGCCAGGTACCGCCTCACTCGTATGATGTAATACCAACACACCCGCATTCGTAGCCCTAGCAAGATACTTCAACTCCTTCATGATAGCTCTCATAGAAGAGAACTCCTCGCCACCATCGGTGGCTACATCCATTAAGTTATCTACAACTATTAGTTGTGGTGGACATCCCCACAATTCTTCGAAGGCTTGTACTTCCTCATCGATATCTTGTAGTGATGGTGCTGATTCAAATG